GCGGATAGCAAGACGCGATAGAGCGCTTCGAGTGCTAGCTTCGTCGCCGGGTCCATCACCGCATCTCCACACGCAACACCGCTTGACCAGTCTGCCGATGAAACACGAAGCGCACCTTGCGTGCATAGTTCGGTGCCTCGAAGTCCGGCGTACGCGAGCGCCCGGCCAGTCGCATCTGTGTCGCGAGCCATAGCTCGGAGCGCGCCCAGTCCGGCCGAAGCGCGGCTAGCAGCAGTTGCATCAGGATGCCATTGCGCTTTGCATCATCGGGATTGCTTGGCGTGAAGGCACCCAGCATCGTGACAGCCTTCTGTTCGATCTCCATGGTCATGCCCGGCGCGGTACCAAAGCGTCGCACGCGACCTTGCACCGGCGGGGCGTCGGCGAACACGAACGACGCGGGCTCTCGGCTGAAGAGCGCTTCAAGCTCGGCTGGTGTCATACGCGCCTCACGATGCAAAACCCCACGGCCACAGCACACGCCGAACGATCTGCATGAAGTCTCTCATAGTACAGAGATCGCGCCAATCCTCGAAAACAGTCTCTTGAAAATCATCAAGCGATTGATATCCACCTTCGTGCATCAGAATAAGGAGCCTCAGCCAACTGTCCCAAAATTCCTCATCCATTGCTCATTCCTCGCTATCGATCGCTCGTTGGAAGATCGCTCCCACAAGCCCATCCCACTTCTCGCGTATCGCCTCATCCCACTTGCGCGGCTTCGTGCCAGGATGATGCACGCCTCTGCTCCACACGATATTCTTGCCCTGCGACCCCGGCCCGCTGCTGATCGAGCGCGGTATCGTCTTCGCGCGAAACGGCGTGCCGAAGCGCAGGATTTTCTTGTTGCGCGGGCGGATGTCGTGCTCTGGCGTGCCCTCGTTGAGCATGCTGTAAATCTCGCCATCTGTGCCGACGATGCGTGTGTACGGATCGGGCTGCTCGATCGTAAACTCTGGCTTATCTCCCCAGGTCTGCGTTGTCACCTCGAAATCGACCTGGATATTCTTTGCCGTCGCGTTGAGCGTGTTCGTAACGATGCGCGCCATCTTCTGCGGATCACCGACAAGCTTTTTCGGAAGGATGACACGACTACCGGCCATGTCCCGATCTCCACGCATAAAGAGTAAGTGACATCATCCCCATACCCGAGAGCACTCCAACAAGAAGTGCCTCGAATATAGTCAGCCTCAGACCAATTACAAGACCAATTGTTAAGAACGCTGCAATAAGCATGCTGCCTAAAATATATCTCCAGGGCATCATAGCTCTAGCACCCCATCACGAATGCGCACCGGCGACCAATCCGCCGCGCGCTGCTGGCACTGCTGACAGTGATCTTCCGCCGCGCCTAGCTGCCAATACGCATCGTAGTTGCCATCGCCGTCCAGCGGCTGCACATCCCACGAGCACCGGCAGCGCGTCAGGCACTCGCTACCACCATCACCCGGCATCGCCGGCAGCGGCAGCATCTGTGTCTTGCCGCGCCAGTACGGGACTTGGATCGCGTCGGCGTACATCGCCGCGCGTGCGTTCCAGCCGGCCTGCCATTCGCTCGCGTCCTTGACCTCGACGGCGAAGCGGTCAAGGAAGGCGAGCTGACTCGCGAGATCGCTCTTGACTGCTGTGCGCAGTGCGGGCGTTATCTCGTTGCCGCCAGAGCCGACGAGTGCAGCTGCGGTGTGATAGCGCGCGAGCTGGGCCGCCAGCTCAGATTGCCACGCATCCGCGCCGTCTGGATAGACTGATTCGAGCGCGTCGGTTGCGGTGCCGATCAGCCGCGTCAGGCGTGCGGTCAGGCGGTCAAGCGCTTCGTTTGGCATCGTCTTTGATTTGTTCCTGATCTTTGGTGCAACCAGCGGTTAACTGAAAATATTCCGGCGGAAGCCGAAAAGCATTGGCTATTGCGATCATAACGCCGGTCATAGCCTGAACATACACGTTCGTTACATTCGTTGCCGCTAACCTGAATTTACGAATCTGCTCTTCATCCATGTTTCACCGCCTCTGCTACGCGCCGCGCGCTAGCCAGCTCCTGCTCAAACAGATCGTCAACGCTCTTGGTCGCCGTCTGCCCAAAGCGCGCCGTCGTCTGCTGCTCCGTCGCCGCGACCTTCGGCGGCGCTGCTGGCTCGCCCTGAATCAGCTGCACTGCGAGCGGGGATGTACGCTCCGTGCCCACCGGCTTCTCGTCGTCGTCGATCTGGCCGCCCGCTGTAGCGTCATCGGCCACCAGCTCGCGAGAGAGATCACCGTCATCGAGCGCAATCTGGCGGGCCACCGCTGTGCTGATCTCACCCGACGTGATGCGTGATGCGCGATCTTCACCGCGTAGCTTGCGCACCTCGGCTTTGGCCTTCTGATCACGCATGTCATTATCGTCGATGAACTCAAGCTCAGTGGTAGCCGGCAGCACCCGCAGACTCACCGTCTGTTCCCACCACTTGATAAACGCCGGGATGCTGCCGACGCCCGCCGCCTGCTCTTGCAGGATAACGGTCTGCGTGCCCGTGCCAAGGCCCTGACCGGACAGCGGCTTGATGTCTTGCACCGGGACGCCGATCGCGTTCGCGTAGATCAAGTAGGCATCGTCGATGATCTTCTGCCAGTCGAAGCCGCTCGGTAGCGACTTCAGAATGACCTCAGCGATGCTAATCGGCGTATCGCTGGGGATGGCACCAAGGATCGTGCCCATGTAGTACACGAAGCCCTTGGCCTGCTGCTCTAATTCGCCGGCCTTGATGATGCCCTTCAGCGTGCCTTCGTTCAAGCCCTGGATGAACGCAAGCTTGTTCGCGCCACTGCCGTTGACAAACTCGAACAGCATCTGGCGCAACGCCGCAACGCCCATGATCGTGTGGTAGGCCCGGCTCGCCGCACAGCGACCCACGCCGAACATCTCTTGGCGTGGGCTGACCATATCGGCGTAGGAGAGCACCTGATCCCATCTGAGCAGATGAAATGAGCCGTTGTACGCCTGATAGCGCACCGGGTAAGTCAGGTTGCCGGTGCGCGTGCAACGCAGGCTATCGAGGTGATACAGGCCGGTCACTTTCGCGCCGGGGGCTGATGAGCTGACCACCACATCACTAAACTCATTCGGGTTCTCACCGGCGTAGAATGGACGAGTCGGTGCGGCCTTGAGCTTCAGCCGCTCGCTCGACTCATTGGCGTAGCGGATGCGGATGAACAGACCGTTATCCGTTAGCTCGAGATCCTGCACGATCTTGATCGCGAACGGTATCCAACCCTCGCCGCCATTCGCGCGCTTGAGCAGTTCCTGGCTGGCGCTCACCCGCCGCTGACTATCCTTGCTATCCTTGATCACATAGCCATGCGCCGCGAACTTGGTGGCCGTGCGCGCTACCGCCGATGCCCACATATCCTCTTTGTCGAGCGTGCTGATCAGCTTGGCGTCGCGTGCCCAGCTCCACCACTGCGGGAGATCGGTATAGGTCGGATCGGAGAGCACCGATGGGAACACGAAGCGCAACGGCCCGCCGAAGAACGATGGCTCTTGTAGGGTATCGCCGGCGATAGCGGATGGCAGCGTGCCGTTGGTCATTCGTGCCTCTGCGTCCAATACACGTAGCGCATCTCATCCGGGCCGTGGTCGTGTTCTTTGATTGGCTTCTTGGTCGTCTCGTCGCGTCGGTACTGTGACATCTCATAGCGCAGATGCTTACAGCGCGGATGGACCAGTACCCGCCGGAAGCCATTCACATCAGGCGCAAGCCCACTCCGCAGTTCCTTAATGCTCTCCTCAACATCGGCTGGGCTGTTGCGGGTGTAGATGCCACGATCATGAAGCCAACGCTTAAGTGCCGCTGCGCTTTTATCCACCGCCGCATAGTCCGGTGTTGGATAGGGCAGCGAAAGGACCATGTCGATATGCGCGTCTTCGCGCTGCTGCACCGCGTAGTGCTCATGAAACCGACAAAGCCGCCCATTCGTGCGTCGCTGATAGAGCCCAAAGACGCGCGGGTGGCTGTCGGCGGTGTAGTGACCGGTGTTCGGATCGAGCCGACCCACATAGCCATCATCCACGCCCCAGAATATTGCCCCCGCATCGGGTTCGTACTCCGCCGCTTCGGTCACGTTGCCACTTGGCGGCCCGTCGCTCCATGTCGGATACACGCGACCCCCTGGCACCGCGCCGAACTCCGCGCCAATCTCCTGATGAAAAATGTAGGCGTTTGTCAGATCGCGCGTGCCGTCACCCTGCTGCGGACAGGTCGCCTCCCAAAGCTGCACGATCTCAGACCAGGAGATGTGCGGGTTTTCGAGTGGGTGCGGCGCACGGTGGATGTCACCCACCTCGTCGATCCGATAGCCCAGCGTCGGTGCCTGAAAGAATACGCTATCTTCGCGCGTCTGCGCAAGCTGACACTCCTGAAACAGCCAATTGAAGCCGCGCGGTGTGCCGCCGATCAGCGCCCAGCCGCCGGTGTCGATCAGCATCTGGCGCAAGACTTCGCGCCAAGCGGATGACACCACGTCGGCGGCCTCATCAATCACCACACCATCAGCGGTGTGTGAGCGGGCATTGTCTGGATCGTCGAGACTACGATACACGATGCTCCCGCCGCCGGAGAACAGCGCGGTCATGCGCGACGCCTGGAAGTCGGCAACGGTCGCAGCTGCGCGCTTGGCCTCCGTCCAGCCGACCCAGACCTGATCATAGACCGGCGCGCCCCAGATGATCCGCGCGCCTCGGGCGGCAGATTCAACGGCCACCTGCATAAACAGTGTGGTCTTCCGCCAGCGCCGCCCGGCCACGAGCCACGTAAAGCGCCGCCGACCGCGCAGCACCGCCTGCTGCCCGCTGTGCGGATACGGCAGACGAATGCGCGCTGCGTTAGATTGTCGCGTTCGGGTCGCGCCAGTCGTTAACATACTCAAGCTCGATCTTGCCTTTGTGGTCGATCTCGTGTCGCTCGCGATACTTCTCTGGCAATGCCGCTTTGAGTCGGAAGATCAGCAGCGTATCGCTAAACTCCCTGATACTGCCGACCTTCTTGCCGCCCTGGTAGACCGGTTTCAGCACGCCCACGACCGCGCGACGATGGGCCTCTTCCTCCATCACATCGGTCGCTTCTTCCAGCGCGGTATCCCAAGCTTCAGCGAACTCGGCATCCTCGTCGCGTGTCTTGTACACCGTTGTGCGCCCGATCTTCGCCTTTCGGCATGCGGTGGTGACGACGCCGGATCGCGCGAGTGATCTGAGGAAGATCGTCTTCCAGTCGCCTTTTTCTACTGTTCGCACTGTTCGCGCCGTGGTCACCCGATCACCCTCACCCGATCTTAATCGGCCCGTTGAGCAGCACAAAGATGATCACCGTCAGTGCTGCGGTGAGCGCGAAGAACAGCCGCCAAGACCATCCCGCCGTACTAATGAAGGTATAGAGCGCCGATGCGAGCGCCGCCGCGCCAAGCGCCGTTAGGAGTGCAGGACCAAGAACCATGATCTACCTCCAAACCAATGCGACAAGAATGGCCACGCCGACGAAGGCGACGATCAGACCGTGCAGTAGATAGCGGCTAGGCACGCCGACTCCTTGACACGAGCCGCATCGCAGGCAGCACGAGCCGGGTCAGCGGACCCCAGAGCAGCCACAGGAGCGGATGTTCACGCCACATAGACAACCTACAGCACGAAGCGAATGATCAGCACGATCAGTAAAAACGAGATCAGACCAAGCCAGAGATTCAGCCGCACCTGCCGGCGCACGCGCTCCCCGCCATCAGCTTTGTACGCCTGCTCAATAAGCGTTAGGCGTACCACGACACCGGCGACGGTCTGCGTAATCAAATCAATGGCATCGTAGCGCCTGAGCACCTTGCGCACATCGTCACTGACGGGCGGTGCATCGGCCATGCTGAGGCGCGCAAGATCGATGCGCAGCTGATCGATTTCGTTCGTGATGTGTGCCGGCGTCTCAAAGCCAAACTGACTCGCCTGCACTTCCAGGGCATCCAGGCGGCGTTGCTTGGTGTCGCGCAGCTCCGCGAGATGTGGCCCGCGATCGTTCATTCGTTGCCATCCCCGGCCGCCTTGTGCTGCTTTTGCATATTGGTCATCTGCGCTTCCAGCGTCGTCAGGCGCGTATCCTGATGCTCGCGCGCCAATAGGCCATCGTCGGCACGGGTGGTCAGTGCCGCGATCGCCGCATCGATCGCGGCAAAGTGCGCGTTTGTCGATTGGGCCAGCGCCTGAACATCGGCCTGAACATCCTGCACGAGGATGTGGGTATCCTTGCCTACATCGCGTATCTCTTGCAGCAGCTCGCGAAACTGCATGCTGATGCCGAACTGCGCACTAAAAAGCGCGCCTTGCGTCAGATCCTGCAATGACTGGTCGCCGTGTGTCGCGACCAGCTCGATCGCGTGGTCAAGATGGCGCGCGGCTTTCGTGAGACCGATCGCCACATCACCTGACGCATGGCCGGCCATGGTGGTCAGTAGTTTCGAGATTTCAGAAAGAGTAGTTATACCCTTCCCGGCATCGGTATCGTCCATACGACTACGCTACTCGACTTTCGACAGTCGGCCTGTCCACACATAGAACGTGACTTTAAGCCAAGCTGGGTTGTCGTGGATGCGCTCACCATCCATAATCAGCTCGCCCGTAAGCAACGTCCCCGGCATCGCATAGCCAGGCATTGGCCCAGTCGCCGGCTGCGCATAGAGCGGCGCGGCGAGCTCACCCGTTAGATAGGTCGGCTGTTGCTCGTCGCTGCTCATGGCACGGGCCGATACGTGACGATCAGCGATGCCTCCGGCACATCCTTTTCGTGATAGATGCCGCCCTTTTGAAACCACTGAATCGACCGCAGCCCGTCGGGGCTGAACACCGCATCGCTGCGCGCCTCCCCCAGCCACGGATTTTCTCGCCAGAGTGTGGGGATCGGTCGGTCGCGATGATCGGGCATCAGCGGGAATTGCAGGCCCCAGTACTCCCAGATGTCAGGGATCGGGGTGTTCACGGTTGCACCTCCACGAGGCTACTGTGAATCCAGCCCCAATCGGCGGGCTTGATAATGTGCAGCCATACGCGGCTGCCGTTGACCGGCTCGCCCTCGGAGGCCGTGTCCGAGATGAACGTAAAGTCACGCGGCAAGATGATCTGCGGCCCGTTCGCGCCGAACGTCGCGATCGCGAACGACGTACCGGGCCCGGTGCGCACGCGCGAGCCATCAAAGATGACGCGGCACATCGTACCAGGAACTGGCGCGTAGAGCGCGGCAATCCAGGTATGCAGCGCACGATCGTTCCAGTCGGTCGGATCAGCCTTGCGCCTCGGGGCCGTCCAGCGATGCGCGGCAATGCGGCTCTGGGGGATGTGGTAGCGGGCGATTAGACCCCGGCACAGCCACTCATTCGCGGCGACCTGGATAGCTGGCCAGCGGCCCTGGCCAGCCTTATGCTCGTTTTCCACACCCAGTGCTAGGTTCCAGTCGTAGAGACCATCGTAATGCCCCACGCCGGCATGCCACGCGCGGTGATCATCCGGCACGAGCTGGAAGATGCGACCGTCTTTCGTAATGTAGTAGTTAGCACTGACGCGGGGGTCGTCGGCCTTGCCGATGCGCGGATCGCCGATGTGTGGGTTGGTCAGTGCATCGAGGTCGCTGCGCTCGGTGCCCTCTCCGCTGTGGAGCAAGATTCCCAGCGGCGTATGCAGCACGGGAGTGTCATCGCCATGGCGGTCGTAGTTGGGACTCGTGTGGGTGTGGGCATCGATCGAAAATACCATAAACGCTACCTGCCTTGTACGAACCGAGGATAGCGCTTTCATTATAGCATGCTATGTCAATCTCTAGGCACATCGTCGGGCGGTTCCTCGTCGCCGGCCACCTGTGAAAGTGCTAGGATCGTGCGCTGAATATCGGCAATCGAGACATCGGTTGCGCGCCGGCCCAGTCGCGCCGTTTCGGGACTGATGCGACGACGCTCGTGATCCACCAGATCATCCGTCGAAAGGCTAAACGCGTCGAGCGTCGCACGATCAGATGGTGAGACCGGCGGATGATCGGGGTCAAGGCCACGCGGCCGGCGTGTGTTGGTGGTCAGCAATAGCGCAGCAGCGGCCATCAGCGCGACGATTTGCAGCAGGTTCGCGGCGTTGAGCAGGTACAGCGCTGGCCTGGGAGTATCGGCGACGGTCATCTGAAACAGCACCTGCCCGGCAAGCCAGAGCAGAAAGCACAGCGTCGTTGCAGTCGGGATCGGGTAGCGTCGGAGCATGGCGCTCCTCACAAAAAGCCACCCGCTTGGCGACAGGTGGCTTTTCGCTCATGACAACAATTGCGAGGGCGTGCAACCGCTACACCTAAACGCCGAGTCGAACGGCCCCTCCCTACTGACGTGCTCTGCCATTGAGCTACGGCTTGCGCCGACAGGAGTCGAACCTGCAACCCTCGTCTGTGTTCATTCTACCACACGCTGTCAACTCTCACACAGCGACGATCCTACCACGCTCCCCGGCGACTTTCGCGGCGTACGCCCGCGCCTGTGCGCGGGCGATGGATGCCGACAGTTCACCGAGTCAAGCCCCGCTTGCACGACGCTCGCAGATAGCTTATCATTTCGACCGACCAGGGGCGCGCGGCGGGGGTGGTGGCTCAGTCCAGCCAAGTCGCCCCTGGTCGAAAGTATAAGCTACGCTTATACTTTCAGGCCGATCTATACGTAAATCCATACTTGCTTTTTTGCTATTCGTGGCGTACAATAGCCACATGACACGAAAAGCATCATCCGCAACCCAGGCGCGCCGCAACGCGATGGCCGAACGCCACCCGCGCTTCATCGCGGCACTGCGCTCGCTCGCCCCCACACGCGATCAGCGGGTGAGCGCGCTTGACGTAGACGAGATGACCTTCGATCGTCTGCTGATGCGACTCCCATTCTCGCTCGAAATCTATCGCGCGCATCCGCACATCCTCCGTGCGCTGGCGGATGACTTTGAAAACTGCCCCGAAAAGTGACAGTATTGTCATTGCATTCTATCTATTTTGAGAGTATAATGGTGGTAGGATTTTTAGTTACGAAAGGAGCCACACCATGAGCATCCACAGCATCGACGCCCTTCCCTACGACACCACCGGCGAAGCCGACGAGTTCGCCGCACACTACCCCGATGAGGCGCGGCTAAACAGCGCGCCAGCGATCCCCTACACCATCACCTATTCGCGCGAGACGAAAGACTACGACGTGACCGTTGATGGTCAATATGTCGGCAGCCGGCCAACCTACCACGCTGGCGAGACGTTGGCACGAGA